TTATTGGTGGCTTATGGTCAAATACGGCAGCGATTACAGGAATAAAGATTGAAGCACCAGCAGGTTCTATAGCGGAGTTTTCATCAGCGTCTTTATACGGAATCAAAAACAGTTAGGAAAATATTATGGCAACAAAACTTATAGTTGATTGTTCAACAGGCATTACAACAGAAGTAGAACTTACTGCTGAGGAGATCGCACAGCGTGAGGCAGATGCAGCAGCGTGGGCTATTCAGCAAGCAGAGCGTGAAGCACAAGAAACAGCGAAGGCTGAAGCGAAAGCGTCAGCAGAAGCGAAACTTCAAGCGTTGGGTTTGACTGCTGATGAGATCGCAGCACTTCTCCCATAGCAAATGGCTGATCTTTCTCCCTGTTGCGTTGTTTGCACTGTTCGCACCACAGCGTGCTGAAGCGTCACAGGTTGGTTTGCTGGTTCGTGGTTATCAGATAGATGAGATACCACCAACTAAATCTGATATTGCTTACCCTTTATGCGGTACTTCTGTTGAACCGTTTATCAATGCGACTTGGGATTATGAGCAAAATCTTTTTGGTGAGTGCGGTTGGGATTCCTTCATGCTGCATTACACAGGATTCATTCAGATCCCTGAACACGAAACGATTGAGTTCTTTATTGCATCGGATGATGGTGGGACAGTAAAGATAGGAACAGAGGAGTTCGGTGTCTGGCAGGATCAGGGATGTTCCGCTACTACTACAGGGCAACTACAGATTGAGGCTGGCACACGGGATCTGGATGCGTGGTTTTATGAGAACGGTGGCGGAACTTGCTTCATGTTGGCTTGGAACATTGACAACACTGGGTGGGAGATTATTCAGCCAGAGTTTTTTACGAGTGAACCTTTGACCCCTGCTACTACTTCCACTCTTGAAATGACTACGACTTCTACGACCACGACTTCTACAACTATGACTTCTACAACTACGACTTCTACAACTACGACTACGACTACGACTATTTACCAGCCAACCACAACGGCAGCACCACAAACAACAACAACATCGCCCCGAACGACCTCATCTGTTATTCCCCTACCGATTCCTCAACCCATTCCAGAAGTGGTGGTAACCACAACAGAACAGTCCACAACAACCCTGCCAGAACCCCTACCAGAAACAACGCTGAATACATCTCCTCAGACTAGCGAGCCCTTGCCACCTGCAACTACTACACCTACAATCCCGTCAGAGACCACTGTAAGCCTCCCAGAGCCTTCGGAAACTTCTACGAGTGTGGAAGTAACCCCACCAACTTTCTTTTCCCCTGATGAGCCTCTGACTAGTGAACAGTTTGCAGAAGTGCTGACCGCCTTATCTGATGCAACTCCAGAGCAGATCAGTGAGATTCTGGAGACGATCCTAGATGCTGAGATCACATCGGAGCAGGCTGAACAACTGGTCGCATCATCTGAAATCCTTTCAGCCGTAACCCCTGAACAAGCACAACAACTCTTTGAGCAGGTAGAGGAAACTCAACTATCAGAATCAATGGCAGCCGTTATCGCTGACGCATTAAACGATCCGAGTGTTCCTGATGAGGTCAAGGAAGTCTTTGAGGAATCAATCAACATATTTGGCAACGATGGTTTCTCTACATATGTTCCTACTGGATCTGCAGTGAATGTTGCTGTACGGCGCACGATTATCGCAGGCACTACAATTCTGGTCGCTTTACCTTCTCCAGTTTCCACGAGGCGACCATGAAAAAGATTCACGACTACCTAATAGAGAACGCATGGGTCTGGGCAGGCACAGGCTTAGTGTTGCTCACTCTCTCTGGAACTACTTTACGACAGGCTCTCTGGATTACTTGTCTAACGGTGCTAGTACACTTCGTAGCAACGATGTTAAGGAAAGGCGACCCAGAATGAAAAAGGTACAAGATGTCACAGGCAGAATTCTTGCGTTATTTCTCACTAATGCGTTGGGTGTGATCACAGGTGCATCAGTTATTGCTCCAGAGTTGGAGATCTGGAAGGCTGCAGCACTGGCTGGAGCAGTGTCCGTATTTAAGGTCGTTGAGTCTCTCGCCCGTGCAAGTGTGGACGGAACTCTAACGATGGACGAAATTGATGCAGCGTTCGGTGCTACACCGAAAAAGATTGCAGCCAAGAAGGCAGCAAAATGAAACGCCCCTACACAGGGAACAAAGACGGTGCAGCAGCAGGAGAACATCCACAACTCACCGCTTTGATGCGTGAACTATTTAAGGCTTATTCGCCTGCGTTGTGGAACAATGGTTCGTGGGGTGTTCGCAATATGCGTGGCAAAGAATCCCTTTCCGTTCACGCTACTGGTCGTGCAGCCGATATCTCATGGCGCAACATGAGTGATGGGAAGCGTGGTGTCGCTAAAGGTGGTCGCAAGTATGCGATGAGTGCAATGGACTATCTGATTAAACACGCCGATGCGTTAGGTGTTGAGATGATCATTGATTATTTCCCTGTGCCACACGGTCGTGCATCTAAGTGCGATAGAGATATGGCGTGGCAGAAGTACACAAAGGAGACAGTTCATGGTGCACCTAACGGCGATTGGTTCCATGTTGAAGTGGATGGTAAGAAATCATCTGAACAAATTAAGACTGTATTCGCACAGAACCCGCCAGAGCAAGTAGTCGTTGGTGCATAAATGGATATGGGGATCGCTGCAGTAGTTGTCGCTTGTATCACAACAGTCGGTGGCATTGTGGCTGGATTCATGCAATCATTTAAGAAAGAGACGAAAGAGGCACGGAGGGAGAACCGTGAGGATCATGCCGTAGTGCAGATGCAACTCAAGATGATCTACAAGGGCTTGAACAAAGTGGACGACAAGTTAGACAAACATATTCAGGATCACAGAGAAGGTGAACACATTGGGAAAGTTACTAAAGCAGATAGAGGAAACGCCAGTTAATTCTGGGGGAAAGCAATCATCAGTTGATCTGGCGATTCAATCAATGCAAGGGGAGGACAGAGATGACCTTTTGTGCGCTTTGCAGAACCCAACGATTTCGGCTTCGGTGTTGGCTCAGGTGTTGAAAGATAACGGGATTAACATAAGCAGAACCGCCGTAGTTCGTTGGCGCAATAGGGAAGGTATCTGATGGGCTTAGGTGATCAAATCAATGACGCTGTAGAGGCTGAAGGTAACGGAGAGTTGTTGCGTTTGCGTAAGCAGCGTGACAGTTTTGCAAACCAGAATGTTCGCCTACAAACCAAACTAGAGGAACTAGAAAAGGCTCTCTCGTTTGTGGATCAGGTGGATGGTTTAACAGTTCAGCCTCCTATCTGGCTTGCACCAACTAAACCGAAGGCTCATGCTGCAACACTCGTTGTGATGTTGTCCGATACACACTTTGACGAAGTGGTGAACCCAGAGGAGATGGAAGGACTCAACGCCTACAACCGTGACATCGCTGTTATGCGATTAGAGAAGTGGACACAGAATGTCATCAAACTTTCTCGGCACTATCTGTCAGGTGTGAACTATGACGGCGTAGTGATCATTCTGGGTGGCGACATTTTCTCTGGAGATATCCACGAGGAACTAGCACTCACCAACGAGGACACAATGATCGGCTCGTTGCTGTTCTGGGCTGAACAGTTATCAGGTGCAATTGAACTACTAACCACAGAGTTCAAGAAGTGTCATGTCGTTTCGGTGGTAGGTAATCATGGTCGGACTACACGCAAACCGAGAATGAAGCAGAGAGTCAAAACAAACTTTGACTGGCTACTCGCCAAGATGGTTGAAAGAACATTCGCTAAAGACAAGCGAGTGTCGTTCACTATTCCTGAGTCGGCTGATGCTCTGATCAAGATCTACGATCACGGGCATCTCATAACGCATGGTGATCAGGTGTCAGGTGGTGGTGGTATCGGTGGGATCTATCCGCCGATTATGAGGATGCGAGCACGGAAACATCAGCGATACATGGTGACTGGTAAATCGTTCCAGACTCTATGGCTCGGACACTGGCATCAATATATTTCCACTCCGTCAATGATCGTGAACGGAAGTATGAAGGGGTATGACGAATATGCGATGCTGATGGGCTTCGGGTTTGAGCAACCGCAACAAGCGTTAGCGATTGTTACCCCAGAGAAAAACATTACGATTCAAGCACCAGTGTTTTGTTTAGATCGCAAGCGTGAAGGTTGGTAAGTCGTGGCTACTTTCGCAGAGATCATTTGGCATGATGCGCATGCAGATACAACAACATGGATGGAGAAAGACGAGATCAGCGAGCAGCCGTGTGTAGTTGTTTCGTGTGGCATTTTGTTGCCTGATGCAAAGCCTGATCATGTTGTGCTCGTGCAGTCGTTGAATAGTTACGAGCAAGTTGATTGCGTTTTATCTATTCCAGTTGCGATGGTTCAATCAATGAGAGTTCTGGGCAGTGGACTGGATGCGTCAGAACATCTAGGGTGATTCTGCTCCGTAGTGTTCTCCTTCTCCGCTACGGGTAGGTTGAGTAGCCTCACCCCTAGTACGGGTGGGGCTTCTCCCTTTTTCCGTGCTGGCAAAGGCTCAAACAATATTTGCAATTTGTATTTGGTCACCTTATGATTCTCTCATGGGGAAATACCCCAGAGATTCAAGAGGAGGATCTACAAAATGGAAACAGCAAACGAAGTAATACCAACAATTGGAATGTCTGTATCAATGGGAATTGGATCAGATTCATATCACCAAATCATTGTTAAGACTGAACGCAACAAAAAAACTATTTATACAATGCCAGCACGCTGGATTCTTGGTGGAGTTGCTCTGAATGATTGGAATGCAATGTTTGATTCAATCAAAGCAAAGCGTGCTCATGATGCGCTGGAACTTGCGGTAGAAAATCTAAAGAAAGATTTTCCAACTATGCGTGAAGGCTGGGCATTGGAGCAGGCAACAAAGTGCTACACCTATAGGAGTACTGGTCGCATGGCTGGTCGCTATGTTGCAAAGGGTGACAGTTATTGTGTGCTTAATCTTGATAGTCAGTATGAATATCTTGATCCATCTTTCTAAGTAGTAAGTTCGCCTAGCACTTTTGGTGTGGGATTCAATTCCAACTAGGCACAAGGTGAAAACCGAAGTACAAAATAAACTTGATTCAAGAGGAGGATCAAAGATGAAACTGACCAAAGTGAGAGCAGGTGTATATCATCATTTGGATTGGTGCATGATGCGTGTAGATACTGGTTCATGGATTGTCTGGAATCTGCAAACACAAACTAGAACTGCGAGAGAATGTCCACGCACTCGCTGGTTCGTGAGTTTTGCTGAGGCAAAAAAGTTTGTTGCGGAGGTGAAGTGATGAACGCCACCGAAATTGTTGCAGATGCAATCGCTGAGTATGGTCGCCCGTTGTGGGTCGCTCATGTTCCTAAACCAATCAGAGATGCCGTACCAGTTGAAACACTGCGTGAACTTGTGCGTAGTGCCAAGTGGAGTACTGAAGGTGCAGCGAAGCGTGAAGCGTGGGGAGATCTCATGTCGTATTGTCGTGAGAATGTTTTTGAGTCTGTGACCGTGAACGATCTTGAGGAAGTGTGCGGTTTATCTGTGCCTACGATCCGAAAGTTCATTACAGATCGCCCCGATATCTTTCGCAAGGTGCAGCGTGGGGTCTGGGAAATCCGTGACCCAGAAGCAGATCGCAAGGCAGCGAAGTAACTCTGTTACACCCCTTGAGTAGAACTAGATCAAACAACAAACAGAGGAGAAGGAAAATGCAAGTACTACCGAAACAAAAACATGGCAGCAAGGAATGGCTGTTAGCACGATGGAAGGATGAGGACGGGAGATGTGTATTTGGTGCATCCGATGTTCCTGTACTGATGGGTGCAAGCCCATACAAGACTCGTGGAGAATTGTTCGCAGACAAAGTGAATGAGCCAGTACCGAGTGAGGAAACTGCAGCGTTTAGACGAGGCAACCTTTTAGAGAAACCACTACTAGAGGAAGCGTCAAGGATTCTTGGCACAAACATATTCACCCCTGATGTGATCTATCGTGACGGGCGTTTGTCTATCAGTCTGGATGGTGTTAATAATGAACAGAACCCAACGATTGTTGTTGAGGCTAAGACTTCAACGAGGTACAGCGTCTACAAGAGTGAGGATCTACCAGAGGAATGGCTCTGGCAAGGTTGGGCACAACAAGCAGTGCTTCAAGTTCCTGTATGGTTCGTGGTGTTGGATCGTGACCAGCGCATATCTGTAGTTGAGTTGCCAGAGAATCCTGCAGCGATTGATGCACTGCAGATTGAGACAGCCATATTCGGTGGGTGGGTAGATGGTGAGCCGATGGATGAGGACATCAACAAGTTCAGTGCAACTGATATCGCACGGATCTGGAAGGTGACACCTACGAGTGTGGAACTTCCTGCGAGTGCAGTTGATTGGGCTAACCAACTGGAGGAGGCTCGTGCATTAGCGAAGCAGGCTGCAGACTTGGAATCCAAAGCGAAGGATGCTCTAGCCCAGATGATGTTGGGGAATGAGATCGGTACGGTTGATGGTGTGCAGTTGGTGAGTTGGAAACAACAAGCAGGCAAGAGTTCGCTGGACACTAAACAGTTGAAGGCTGATCACCCAGAGTTAGTTAGTCAATATGAAAAACAAGGCGCACCATTTCGTGTGATGCGTGTAACGAAAGGAAAAGGAAAATGAGTGAGGAAATAAACACGGTGCTGCTGCGTGCAGTGCTTGACCAGTATGCAACACCTGATCCGAAAATCGTGGGGACTATCCCACGCAACGGAATCAACCTAGCCTATGTCAGCCACGCAGATATAACCAAAATCCTTATTGAGGTTGATCCAGCGTGGAGTTGGCAGCCAATTGAATGGGTGAACGGCAGAC